GCTTAATGATCTAAAGTCTCGGTTTGGTTATGAGGCCACGACATTTACGGACAATCCTTATGAAACTGCATTTAATGAAGGTCAGCGCGCAGCTGTGCTGCTGATTGTCCGTATGCTGACCGAAGAGAAGGAAAAACGATGAGCGAAGAGGCAATCCAAGATACTGGATCTCAAGAAGTCGCAGGCGGTGCAGAAGCTGCGCCCGTAGGTTTTTTAGACAGTTTACCAGAAGATTTACGCAACGAGCCTTCGTTGCGCCATGTTCCAGACGCGCAGACGCTTGCTAAGAACTATGTGAATGCCCAGCGTTTGATCGGGGCTGACAAGGTTGCTAAGCCTGGTAGCAGCTGGACAGATGAGCAGTACAATGAGTTTTATAATTCAATCGGTCGGCCTGAGAGTGCTGACGGTTATAGCTTTGAATTAGGCGATTCAGCTAACCCTGATTCAGTCAAGGCGTTGCGTGATGCTATGTGGGAGGCTGGCTTGCAGTCACGCCAGGCAGATCGCATTGCTAAGTTTCTTTCTGAGTCAGAGCAGTCTGCTGCTGCTCAGTCTCAGGAGCGCATAGAGACCGCTGTGTTTGAGTCTGAGCAGGCTCTGCGGGCTGAGTTCGGAAAAGCTTTTGAGCAGCGCGTAGGCATGGCTCAGGGCGCTGCACGCACCCTTCTAGGCGATGAAGGTATGGAGATGTTTGAGAACGTCACGCTTTCTGATGGTCGGAAGCTTGGCGACGTACCAGAAGTTGTAAGGATGTTTTCTGATTTAGCCGATCAGATCGGGGAAGACAATTTGGTTGGCGAGCCAACTGAGTTGGTGATGACACCAGATGAGGCGAACCGTCGAATTACAGAGATGACTAGACGGGATGGCCCATATTTTGATAATATGCACCCAGAGCATAGCGCCTACGTTGAGGAAGTGCTAAGGCTCAGAGCGTATCTGTAGTGGACAACCGCAAGGCCCACGTCACCAAGCCTGTGTGCCAGGCGGATTAGCTGCCCTAAGCAGTAGCACGGCCCCGCTAGGGATAACCAAGCGCAGTAACATAAACTGAACAAAGCTAAGGATGACATTATGTCTACTCAAGTAACTACAGCTTTCGTCAATCAGTTTTCGTCTAATATCCAGATGCTGTCACAGCAGATGGGTTCTCTGCTGCGCAACGCGGTAGATGTCGAAAGCGTGAACGGCGAAAAAGCATTTTTCGATCAAGTGGGTGCAGCAGCTGCTGTTCTCCGCACAACCCGTCATGGGGACACTCCCCTGATTGATACGCCTCACTCGCGGCGTATGGTAACTATGGCAGACTACGAATACGCTGACTTGATCGACGATCAAGACAAAGTTCGTATGCTTGTCGATCCAACGTCTACATACTCCCGTGCAGCCGCTGCTGCTATGGGCCGTGCAATGGACGATGTTATCATCACTGCTGCTCTTGGCGACTCTTTGACCGGCAAAGACGGTTCAACAACAACAGCGTTTGATACAAACAATCAAATCGCTGCTGCTACTAGCGGCCTTACGCTTGCTAAGTTGATCCAAGCTAAAGAAATCTTGGACGCTGGTAATGTTGATCCTTCAATCAACCGTTACATCGCTGTGTCTCCTAAGCAGGTCACTGATTTGCTGAACAACACAACAGTAACGTCTAGCGACTACAACACAGTCAAAGCTCTTGCGATGGGTGAAATCAACACGTTTGTTGGCTTCAACTTTATCGTATCTAACCGCTTGGGCGTTGACGCTTCTAGTGATCGTCGCTGCTTTGCATGGGCTGAAGACGGCATCAAAGTTGCTATGGGCAAAGAGCCTACAGCGCGCATTGATGAACGTGCAGACAAGTCTTATGCAACTCAAGTTTACTACTGCCAAACTCTTGGTGCTACGCGCATGGAAGAGTCCAAGGTAGTAGAGGTCTTGTGCCAAGAATAATAAGTGTGGGGCGGTTCGCCGCCCCCTCTTTTATATGGAGATAGCTAGATGACCAGTACGGTTGACATTGCCAATTACGCGCTGAACAGTTTGGGTGCCAGCAACATTTCAAGCTTCAGTGAAAACAGTAAACCGGCGCGCATTATCAACCAGCGGTTTGAAAGTGTTCGTGATAGCGTTTTCCGCGCTCACCCGTGGAATAGCCTTATCCGCAGGGCAGAGCTTGCAAAAGAAACTGAATCTCCGGCTTTTGGTTATCAGAATCAGTTTGCTCTTCCTACTAACCCATACTGCCTACGGGTTCTGGAGTTCACTAACGGCGCTATGTCCTACCCTCAAGACAATATGTTTAGCAACACTGGCGGCCCTGTCTTTGTGATTGAGGGCCGAAAGCTTTTGTCGGACGAAGCAACGGTCAAGATTAAATACGTTGCCCGCGTTACTGACCCTCAAGAGTATGATGCAAACCTAATTGATGTTCTGGCGGCTGCTGTAGCGTTTGAGATCAGCTATGCGATCACTGGCTCTAATACTGTGAAGCAGCTGATGGCCGCTGAGTACACTGACAAGCTGAAGCAAGCTACGTTCGTTGACGGCACTGAGGGTGCGCCTCAGCGACTAGAGGCAAGTGAATTTATTGAGTCGAGGTTCTAATGGCCCGATCAGCGCCCGCAATCAGCACGTTTACAGCTGGTGAAATCTCTCCGCGCCTTGAGGGGCGCGTCACGATTGAGAAGTACCGTGAAGGGCTGTCTAACCTCACAAACATGATTGTTCAGCCTCACGGTGGCGTTACGCGCCGCCCAGGAACTGAGTATCTTGGCGAAGTTAAAGACAGCGATGACGTTACCCGATTAATACCTTTTGAGTTCAAAACTTCTGACACTTACGCCCTAGAGTTCGGCGACCAGTACATGCGCGTGTTCCGCAACGGCTTGCAGGTTCTTGAGGATAGCGAGAAGGCTGTTTCAGCGATTGCGCTTGCTAGCCCCGGTGTTTTTACTAGCAGCGCTCATGGCCTAAGTAATGGTGACGAAGTTTATCTGGACAACACTGGCGGCGGTATGACTGAGCTTGTGCCTCGGAACTATCTTATTGCTGGGGCAACAACTAACACGTTCACTCTTACCGATCTTTTCGGTAATGCCGTAGATACGACAGGATTCACAGCCTACACAGGTTCTGGGATTTCTGTAGACAAGATTTATGAGGTGTCTACGCCTTATACGTCTGCGCAGGTAAATGATGTACGTTTTGCTCAATCAGCTGACGTTATGTATCTGGTGCATCCCAGCCACGCTGTCCGCACTCTTTCCCGTACTGACCACAACGCATGGACTTTTGCCACACCTATTATCAACGAGAATGATACGCCTACACTGACTAGCACTGACAATTATCCCAGTGTTGTTACGTTCTTTGAGCAGCGGCTTGTTTTTGCTGCTAGCAATAACAATCCCCAAACATTGTGGTTCTCTAAGAGCGCTGACTATTTAAATTTTCACACTGGCACCTCTGATAATGATGCTTTGATCTACACCATTGCGTCCAACAAGGTAAACGCAATCCGCTACCTTTCTGCGACGCGCGTATTGAGTATCGGAACATCTGGGGGTGAGTACGTTCTCACCACAACAAATGGTGGCCCAGTAACACCTACTCAAACTGTCATCCGCAAGTATTCAAACTATGGCTGTATTGACAGCGAGGTTGTGCAGGTGGCTGACGTTACGTTGTTCTCACAGCGTGGTGCGCGGAAAGTCAGAGAGTTTAGATATGTTGGTGAGGTTGACGTTGCTGGCTACGCTGCAACAGACATCACCATTCTTTCTGAGCATTTGACCGAAGGTGGAATTGAAGAGTTTGCCTATCAGCAGGAACCAGAAAGTATTGTCTGGGCGCGTCGTGCTGACGGCACTTTGCTCGGTTTAACATACCGGCGAGAAGAAGAGATTGTTGCTTGGCATAAGCATGTAATCGGCGGCGAGTTCTCTGGTGGGCAGGCTGTTGTTGAGAGCATCATATCGCTGCCTACAGACGGTGGTGAAGATGAGCTTTACATGATTGTTAAGCGCACGATCAACGGTGTCACGAAACGATATGTTG